AGAGGTGGTAAGGATAGTAAGGGACAGGGTAAAACGCCCATATATGTTTCTACTAAACCTAAAAATGAAGAGTGGAGTGATAAATATAAAAGTAGTATAGATTGCAATAATCCAAAAGGTTTCTCTCAAAAAGCACATTGTGCAGGAAAGAAAAAAAATGAAGATATGAATATAGAAGAAAAACTAAATTTATTTTTAGAAAAGAATTGTCCAACTGACCCGGCAAAGTGGTCGGCATCTAAATCCGCAGCAAAATCTAAATTTGATGTTTATCCATCTGCATATGCAAATGGATGGGCTGCAAAGAACTATAAATCAAAAGGTGGTGGTTGGAAAACTTGCAATGAGGGAGAAGCTAACGCATTATGTGAAGATTGTTGGGATGGATATAAGCAAGTAGGAATGAAGGATAAAGGTGGAAAGCAAGTTCCAAATTGTGTTCCCGTAAGTGAAGATATCGATTCAGATGATGATGTAAACTATGGTTTAGTTGAACCAGAAGAATATGATGTTGAAGATGAGGATATGGAAGATTTCATTTCTTTTATGAGAGCATATTCTAAAGATTTAAGTGAAGCAAATTGTAATTGTGTTTATGAAGCAGAATATCAGGGTAGAAATGTTCAGTTAGGTAAACCAATGCAAGGTGATGTTAAAAAGTTCAAAGTTTATGTAAAAAATCCAGCAGGTAATGTTGTTAAAGTAAACTTTGGTCAAAAAGGAATGAAAATCAGAAAATCAAATCCTGCAGCTAGAAAATCATTTAGAGCAAGAATGAATTGTGATAATCCAGGACCAAGACATAAAGCAAATTATTGGTCTTGCAGAAAGTGGTAAAATTTGGTAATTTCAAAAATTTTACTTATCTTTATAAATTAATATAAAATAAAAATGGCAGATAAATCAATATTCGGTAGGTTACAAAAATTATTTTCAACAAACACCATTGTTCGTAAAACAAAAAAAGGTGTTAGAGTCATTGATACGGATGAATACCAATCAATGTCAACTAACCTTGTTGACCGTTTTATGAAAATGAAAACGCCGGCATATAGTACTGGAATGCTTGAATCTGCAATGTCTTATCAACAAGTAAGAGCAGATTTATTCAGAGATTATGATTCAATGGATAACGACCCTATCTTATCTTCTGCTTTAAATATTTTTGCTGATGAATCAACTCCAAAGAATGAACATGGTGATGTATTAAGAATCAATTGTTCAAATGAAAATATTAAAAGTATTCTTCATAACTTATTCTATGATATAATGAACATAGAATTTAACTTATGGCCTTGGGGTAGAAACTTAGTAAAATATGGTGATTTCTTTTTACAATTAGAAATTGCTCCAGAATTAGGTATTATAAATATAGTACCAATGTCAGTATATGAAGTTAGTAGAGTTGAAGGATTTGATATGGAAAATCCACAAAGAGTAAAATTTGTTTACTCACCATATACTAACCCATATGGAAGTACACAAGCTTCAAACAAAAAAGAATACGAAAATTACGAAGTAGCTCATTTCCGTTTATATTCGGATGCAAACTTCTTACCATATGGTAAATCAATGTTAGAAGGAGCTAGAAGAGTTTGGAAACAATTAACTCTTATGGAAGATGCGATGTTAATCCATCGTATTATGAGAGCACCTGAAAAAAGAATATTTAAAATTGATGTAGGTAATATTCCACCAAATGAGGTAGATAATTACATGCAAAAAATTATAAACGCAAGTAAAAAGACTCCATTTGTTGATGCAGCAACTGGCGATTACAATTTGAAATATAATATGCAAAACCTTATTGAAGATTATTATATGCCAGTGCGTGGTAATGATAATGGTACTTCAATTGATACTTTAAAAGGCTTAGAATATAATATGGTGGATGACCTTAACTATTTAAAAAATAAGTTAATGGCAGCATTACATATTCCAAAAGCATATTTAGGATACGAAGAAGATATTAGTGGTAAGGCAACTCTTGCATCACAAGATGTTCGTTTTGCAAAAACAATAGAAAGAATTCAAAAAGTATTGGTATCTGAATTAACTAAGATAGCAATTGTACACTTATATGCACAAGGATTAGATGATGCAAATGATTTAGATTTTTCATTAGAATTAACAATTCCATCTAAAATTTATGAGCAAGAAAAGGTTGAATTATATACTTCAAAGGTAGCATTGATTCAACAAATGCAACAAACTAAAATGTTTTCTAAAAAATGGATGTATGATACAGTAATGGATATGACTCCTGAAGAGCAGGATGAATTAACATTAGATGTGTTAGATGATACTAAACAACAATTCCGTTTAACTTCTATTGAAACACAGGGTGTTGACCCTGCTAAACCAACCGGTGTAGAAGGAGAACCAACAAATGTTGAAGAAGAGTTGGATAGATTGAACACCGAATTGGAAACCGAAGGAGATGTTGGTAGACCAAAAGACCCGGTTAGATATGGTAAAGATGACCATCCATTAGGAAGAGACCCATTCGGCCAAAAATCTAATAAACAAAAAGAAGGTTCTGTCAAATATAAACCAAGGGAGAATTACAAAGAAATTTTTAAGGATATGATGGGAAATAAAAAGACTATTTTGACAGAAGATTCTAAATAAATTAATTAAAGTAATATAAAAATATATTTATATCAGAAAATTGTAGCAATTAATGAAAACTATTAAACACTCAAAGTTTAAAAATACAGGATTTATTTTTGAATTATTGGTTAGACAAGTGACCTCAGAAATCATGTCTGGCAAAATAAATTCTATCGCAGAAAAGATATTAAAAGAACATTTTAATTCAAAAAAGGAATTATCCAAAGAATTAAAATTATATCAATATCTTATTAATGAAAAATATAATTCAGAAAGTAAAGCTGAGAAATTCATTGATACAATATGCGAAGCTCGTAAAAGATTAGACGAGAAAAAACTTACAAAGGAGAAATACATTCTTATTAAAGAAATTAAAGAAACTTATGGTTTAGATGAGTTTATTAAATCTCCTATTTCAAATTATAAAACATTAGCATCTATTTATAAAATATTTGAAGTAACTACATCAGAGGAACAATACGAACCAACTGATATAGTTTCATCTCGTTTTACTATTGCTGAAAATATTATTAATTCTTCGATTCAAAACAAAGATGTTAAAATCAAAGATGCTATAATGGAGCAATATAAAAAGCAAGATGATGATTTAAGAGCAATATCTTATAAATTATTAATAGAGAATTTCAATAAAAAATATAAAAATTTATCTTCGCAACAAAAAGGATTATTGAAGGAATATATCAATAATATGAATAATACTGGCAAATTAAAAGAATATGTATCAGTAGAAGTTCATACAATCGTTGAGGGATTAAAAGAAGTTGGTTCTAAAATTTCTGATAAAGTTACAAAAATTAAATTAGCAGAAACGATTTCAAACTTAAAGAAAGTTAAATCAGCTAAAGCTATTAAGGAATCGCATTTATCAGCTATGATGATGTCATACGAACTTTTAAAAGAATTAAAAGATGCCAGCACAAAGTAAAGCACAGCAAAGATTTATGGGAATGGTTCATGCAACTCAAAAGGGTGATATGGATTCTCCATCTCCAGAAGTTTCAAAAGCTGCAGACTCGATGAGTGATAAAGATGCTAAAGATTTTGCATCAACATCTCATAAAGGATTGCCTGATAAAATAAAGGAATTAATTATTAGAGAAGCTAGAGGTGTTAAAACTATTACAAAAGAATATGGAGAAGTTGTAGACCAAATTCAAAAACATTTGGATTTATACAAACAAACAAAAGGAACTCCTGCTGAAAAGCAACACATCCAACACTTAAAGCAACTTAATAATAAGAAGAAAGCATTAGCAAACGAATTAGACCAAAAGGTTAGTGGTTTGTATAAAGATGCTGAATTGAAGGTGGATGAAATGAACACTACTGCAAATGTGCAAGGATACGATTCCCCAAACGCATTTACTAAAAGAGGTGATGAAAAAACAAACGCTAAGAAACAAGCAGATTTAAGTGGATATAGTGTGGTTAAAGAAAATCGTTGGGTTACATTAAAAAAAGAAGATGGAACTGCAAATGCAAAAATAGGTAAAGGTATATCTAATATCAATAAGCAATTGGCAGAAATGGAAAGATTTCTTAGTTGGTATGGTAGATTAAAACAAGAAAATGGTGTTTCAAATGAATCTTTTTGGAAAAGAACAAATAGTAATATTTATAAGATAAAGGAGCGACTCATTAAATTAGAACAACACATTCGCAAAATAGCAGAATAAATGAAAATATCTCAATTAAAAGAACTTGTTAGACAAGTAGTTAAAGAAGAAAACGATTATCAGCAATTATTTAAACATATGTTAGATAAGACTGGTAAGGATATCACATCAATGAGTGATGATGAAAAAAAGAAATTCTTTAATGCCGTAGATACTGCTTATAAAGCAAAATCAGAAGGTAGATTGAAAGGATATAATGAAAACTTACCTGGAAATCAGGAAAAGTTGGATACCGATAAAGATGGTGAAATTGAGGCGAGTGATTTAGCAGCATTAAGAGCTAAAAACGAAGGGATTAAAAAAAAAAAGTAGATGAAAATCTTCTAATTGGTATAGCAGCTACAATTAGTTCTATAATAATTGGTAAGATTATTTTTTACTATATGGTAGATTTGGCACAAAAAGGAATGAAATATTTTCAAGGTAACCAAAACTACAAAAAAGAGGTGAAACAAATTTTAGATTCTATATCAAACGATAAGAAAACAGTATCTGATATAGCTAAGATGGTTGACCCAAAGAAAGGAATTGATAATACAATTGCAGATAAGATTGTAAATTTACCATATGTAAAGACTCAGATAATAAAAATGAGTGATAGTACAAATGGAGAATTGAGTGAAACGGAATTAGAAAATCAATTAAAGACTATCATATTAAAGTCTTGGAATGATTCATCAATAACGGATAACGCTGTTGAAAAAGTTAAAAAGGATTTAAAATAATGAATAAAGGATTATTAATAGAAACCCATTTGTTTGAAGCAAAACTTCAGCAAGAAGAAAATGGAACTTATTTAGTTAAGGGAATCCTACAAAGAGCAGGAGCCGCTAATCAAAATGGTAGAAGATATCCTAAAGAAATCTTAATAAGAGAGTGCCAGAAATACGGACAACTTATTAAAGAGCGTAGAGCATTGGGTGAATTAGACCATCCAGATTCTCCCGTAATCAATTTAAAGAATGTATCTCATAACATTAGAGAAATATATTGGGAGGGTGATGATGTGTGTGGTGTAGTAGAAATATTATCAACTCCATCTGGCAATATTCTTAGAGAATTATTAAAAAATAATATTCGTTTAGGTATTTCCTCAAGAGGACTAGGTTCAGTTAAAGAATTGAATGATGGAACTGTAATGGTTCAGGAAGATTTTGAATTAGTAGGTTGGGATTTTGTTTCTAACCCATCAACACATGGAGCATTTATGGCACCTATGAATGAATCAAAGCATTGGAAGCAAGTAGCAGATGAGTGTGGTAAGTGGTGTAAGTCACAAGATTTAATGAGAGAAATTATAATAGAATTAAACTAATAAAAATGGCAAAGTTAATAAACTTAATACCAAAGAAAAATATAGTAGTTAAAGAATCTATTGATGATATGGATGCAACACTTCCAACTCAAGTTGAAAGATTTTTAGATAAAGCTGTTAACGCTATAAAGGGATATAATTTATCTAGAAAAAAAGAGCAATTGGTAATTGCAAAAATAATTGATGCATTAGGATTGGATAAACAACAATTGATGCAAGCAATTCAAAAGATTAAGAAAAACGATATTTTAAAAAAATAGTATATGATACGCTTAAAAGACCTATTAAAGGAAGAAGAAGAACTTCAGCAGTTAACAACTGAATTGAAAAAACATTTCTTAGAAATAATTTCAACATACGGTCAACATAGAGAAGGTATGACTAGAAAATCTGATATCAGACAAGTTGCAGAAACTTTAGGTGGTATTGCAGATGCTGCACAAGAATATACTTTAAGAGAGGGTGGAGATTGGTTTGATAGAGTTACGATTAAGCGTAATATGAGCGAATTAAAAAAATTACAATCTGCATTTGAAAAAGAATCATTAGAAGCAAAAGCACAAGAACAAAGATTAGAATCTCTATACGAAGATATGGGACATGTTTTGGGAAGATACTTTGAAATAGCAGATGTATCTGAGCAAGTTATGAAAAAAAGATTAGGATTACAAGAATGTAAAACTTGCAAAAAGTAAATTAAATGGAAGAATTAGCATCATTGTTATTACAAAGTAGAACACAAACTCATTCATTTCATTTAGGTGTTAAAGGAATAGGTTCTCATTCAGCTCATATTGCATTGGGTGAATATTACGATTCAATTAGTGGATTAATTGATGGGTTAGTAGAAGTGTATCAGGGTAAAGAAGGATTAATTCAATTATCAGGCATTGGAGTGTTAGATAAGAATAATGATATTAAAAATATTATTAAATATTTTGAAACACTTTGTAATATGGTTGCAAAACTAAGAACAAATCCAAAATTACAAGATAGTTGGATTCAAAACGATATTGATACTGTTGTATCTTTATTATATAAAACTAAATATAAATTG